GAAATGCTTGTCGGTGCCGTGCCTGATAAACGATTTCGAAAACACGTTACTGATGATGTTGTTGCTATTATTAATTCAGAAACGGATTCTGAATTAAGGAGAGTATTTAGGGATAACGCGCTGACTTATTCTTCAGTGTTATCAACTGGTAAATACTCATTAGCGGCTTATGTAAATGCTGTTAAATTTATATCTCTCAGATTAATGGGAGATAAGGCTTCTACAGCCTATAGTAAGGTATTCCCCGATCGATTTCAGAATTTAATAGATAAAGGCGCCTCAGCTTCCTATATAGCTAGTTTTGCTGATAACTATAGTAAAACAGGGCTAATAACCAAGATTATGGAACGGACTATGGTTCCTACGCATATATTGAATGCCGGCGTCTATCAGGAAGCTATTAATGTGCAGGCAGAATTAATGCATACAGCCAAATCAGAATTAGTCAGACAGAAAGCAGCCGAAAGTTTAATAAGTAATCTTGCAGCACCCGCTGCAGCTAAAGTAGAAATTGATATTGGTTACAGTCATGATGTAGTAGAGGACTTGCGGGCCACAACAAAGGCTCTCGCACAGCAGCAATTAAAAATGATTTTAAATGGGCAGTCCAGTGCTAAGGAAATAGCGCACAGTGAAATACTTGCTAGAAAAGTTGAGCCAGTGGAAACAACTTACGAGGTAATTGATGAAAAATAACGTTTCAGATATACTTAAAATATTACCACAGCGCTACCCATTTTTAATGATAGATAAGGTCATAAAGGTAACTGATAATAAAATTGTTACATTAAAAAATGTAAGTAATAATGAACCATATTTTCAAGGGCACTTTCCAGGTAATCCTATAATGCCGGGAGTTCTTATTTTAGAAGCCATGATTCAAACAGGTAATCTACTTCCAGCAGAAGTTAGCACAGATTCAAAGAAAGATTACGTAGGCTACGTTACTGCGATAGATAAAGTTAAATTTAAAAAACCGGTAGTACCTGGAGATCATTTATATTTGACAGTATCTATTTTAAATAAAATTAGTACTACTTGGAGATTTACCGGTAAAGCTGACGTAAATGGTATTATAGTTGCGGAAGCTACCTGGATGGGAGTATTAGTTAACGATTTGAATAATAAGGAGTAATATGTCTCTAGTTAAAAAAACGGTAGATGAATGGCTCAATGATATTGACTATGATGACGATCCCACTTACGCACCCAGTGAATTTGCCCTGGAATTTATTTCGTTTATCAAGTTAGTCAATGGCGAAAAAGGAGAAGAAAACAAGACTCCTATAATCCATTATAAAATGCTCGATAAAATCGCGGGTAAGAACCAGAACACTGCTAACATGTGTGCTCGTGGATTAGCTAAAACTACTATTTTTGCTGAGTATTTATTCCTGTATCTAGCTGTTTATGGGGCGATTCCGGGATTTGGGAAAGTAGATTATGCTTTATACCTTTCAGATAGTATTGAAAATGGTGTAAAGAAAATGAGACTTCGTATAGAAAGACGCTGTGATAATAGCGAATTTTTAAAAAAATATATTAGTGAAACTAGATTTACTGACATCAGATGGTATTTTAAAAATGCTGAAGGCAAGGAATTTGTTGTTACTGGTCATGGTGCAAAGACCGGCGTTCGTGGTACAGTTGAATTAAATACAAGACCGCACCTTGCAGTGCTGGACGATTTACTAGGAGATGAAGATGCTAGGTCTGCGACAATTATTGAAAACGTGGAAAATACTGTCTATTCGGCCATTGACTATGCATTACATCCTAATAAGAGGAAAGTTATTTGGTCTGGAACTCCGTTTAATGCTAAAGACCCTTTATACAAAGCGATTGAGTCGGGCGTGTGGTATGTTAATGTATACCCGGTTTGTGAGACGTTTCCGTGCTCTCGTGAAGAGTTTAAGGGTGCTTGGGAAGATAGGTTTGGTTATGACTACGTAAATAATCAATACCTTAAAGCAAAAGGCGCCGGACAACTAGATTCCTTTAACCAGGAGTTAATGTTACGTATTACATCAGAAGAAGACAGGTTAATTCAGGATTCAGATCTAATCTGGTATAAACGCAGTAACGTATTAAAAAATAAGGGTGCTTATAATTTTTATGTAACTACTGACTTTGCAACCAGTGATAGAGAACATGCTGATTTTAGCGTAATTAACGTATGGGCATATAACAACAATGGCGATTGGCTTTGGGTAGATGGGTTTTGCAAACGAACCCTAATGAACGATACCATTGATAACTTGTTTCGTTTAGTTCAGGAATATAATCCCCAAGAAGTAGGAATTGAAACAACAGGACAGCAGGGAGGTTTTATTAGTTGGATTCAAAATGAAATGGGTCAGCGTAATATTTATTTTACATTGTCTAAAGGAAAAAATAGCAATACAATAGGAATTAGACCAACTAAGGATAAGATGAGCAGATTTCAACAGAACGCTGTTCCCTTATTTAAATCTAAAAAAATTTGGTTACCGGAGGAATTAAAAGATAGTGAAGAACTTGTAGAGTTGCTTTTTGAGTTATCTTTAGCTACTCTAAAGGGGTTTAAAAGTAAACATGATGATCACATAGATACGATCACAATGTTAGCAGAATTAAATTCATGGAAACCAAGTGAGGTAGCTACGCAAATAGACGATGAAGCAGAACTGAGGGATTCAATTATGTGGGGTGATGAAGGGACGACTAAAAAAGTAGGAGATAGTTCCTACTTTGTTTAACTCATACGTTAACCCAAAGTACTCCTCCTGGGTTAATGTGTGCCTCCCCGGGTAGGTAAGGGCTGTTGGGTCCTTGCCTATCCACCTTCTTAGAGGATGATATGAAAGTTTCTGAATATATTGATTACTTAACTACTGGAGAATGCAGCAAGCTTGCTATTGCTAGTGTTGGAGACATGTCTGCTAATCCAGATCCAGTTCCAAGTGCAGTGCAAACAGTTAATCAAAATAAATTTATTAATTATGTAAATTTATCTAATTTAGCTTTGCATAAACGATTTCATTTACTGGTGAAAACTTATGAAATGGATAATCCATTAGAAGGGGAAGAATTTACTTTACCTTCAAATTTTCTTGTTCCTATTCACGCATACTACGCTTCAGATTACGTACAAGTAGCTATTAAAGATGATTCGGTAAAGCTGGTGCAAGATGTTGATCAACATGTGTCTATTCTTCTACCTGAACCGTTCAAAGCAGTTATTAAAGGTACTGACGCAGAAACTCCTCAACGTACTCAAATTCTCTTAAAATATGCAGCAGCTCCTACAAAAGTTAAAACAACCTACGCAGATTTAAAAATTAATGAAGTATACACAGAAGCATTACTGAATTACTCCGCGTATAAAGCGCATGGAGCTATTAGTGGAGATATGAAAGACGAAAATAATACTTATTATCTTCGGTATGAGGCTAGCTGTAAACAGCTTATTAATTCTGGTATGTGGGGAAATAACAATATTGAAGTTAACACTAAATTAGAGGATAACGGATTTGTATAATTAGTTTGACTTTTTAAAATATTGTATTATTCTACACCTGCAACCATTGCCAATGCTGAGAACAACCTCCTAAGGAGTTAACAATGGCATACTATGACACGATTAATCTCGTGGCTAATGATACAAAGCCAGAGATCAACCTAACATTAAAAGACAACACCACCGCTGCAGCTGGTCTAACTCTAGACCCTGATGATTCCTCTACCTGGGCTGTAATTGATATTTCCGATCCCGCCGTTACAGTAAAATTCCGTGCTTTAGGCAGTACAACTGTCCTAGATACGATGACTTGCGTAAAAGTAGCTCCGTATACAAACGGAGCATGCTATATGCCGTGGGGTGCTACGACTTTGGATGTTTCAGCTGGTACTTATGAAGGTGAAATTTCATTAACATACACTAGCGGAGGTATTTTAACTCTTTTTGATAGGCTTAAATTTAAAGTAAGGGCTGACTTCTAATGAGTTCTAAAATTTCTGCAGATATTAGTTATGTTAGTGCTGATGTAGAGATCCATCTAGATTACGATAGTAAAAATAGAGAATTTTATTTTACAGTTCCTTTAGCTGATTCGCATGAATTTGTAATAGTAAAACCAGCATTAAGTGACGCCTTTGCATTACTGGATGTTGCAGATGTACATCCACTTAAATCACCTTCAGATAGCGTTACTGTTTCAGATGCGGCCTATAGAGTACTAACTAAAGCTCTAGCAGATGGTTTTGCTTTAGATGACTCGGCATTTGTCTCAGACAAAGAGTACATTAGAACTAAAGGTAATGTTGCTACGATATCGGATATTCTCGGGCTGTCGTATGGACATGTCGCAGCTGATAGTTATGGTATGTCTGACGAAGTTGTCCAAGCTTGTAGCTACGTCAGAACCTTTAATGACCCTATTGTATTAACAGATAGTGAAACTAATCCACTGGGTACGTTTGTACTTAATACAAGTGTATTAAATGCGAGCGACTCCCAGTTTGCGTTAACTAAAGGTAATGATCAGGTTGATACTCTTGGACCTGTTTCAGATGCAATAGCATTTATATTTATATCTTTAACATCAGATTCTATAATAGAGGATACGGCGACTGTTTCTGATACAATAAACCTAAGTCGTGTTACGGGCGGGGTCCTGAATGCGGTTCCGTTAAACACAATGAGATTAAACTAGGAGTTTAAAAAATGATTAACGATGATTTACGATTAACAGGTGCACTAACTATTTCATTAAATGGTGTAGTAGTTCAAGAAACAAACAATTTAGTAGTAACGGCAGGTAA